ATGGGTCCAATTGGATCAGGCAAGTCTGTTGGCTGTATCATGGAAATGATGATCAAGTCATGCGAACAGGCACCATCTGAAGACGGCATACGTAGAACACGTTGGGCAGTAATTCGCAACACATATCGTGAGTTAGCAGATACCACGATGCAATCTTTCTTTGATTGGTTCCCAAAAGAAACTGGATTTTGGCGAGCCATGGACATGAAGTTTACCTTCCTCCAGGCTCTGCCTGATGGAACTTCTATTGAGGCAGAGTTTCTTTTTCGTGCACTCGACAAGCCGGAAGACATCAAAAAGCTACTATCTTTGGAGCTTACTGGTGGCTGGGTGAATGAAGCACGTGAAGCTCCTAAAGCTGTAGTGGACATGCTTATTGGTCGTCTTGGTCGCTATCCCAACAAGCGTGATGGTGGCCCAACTTGGTTCGGGTTGATAATGGATACAAATAATCCTGACTCAGACCATTGGATGTACAAGCTGTTTGAAGAAGCCAGACCGGAAAATCACGCAATATTTCATCAGCCTTCTGGTGTCTCACCTGAAGCAGAGAATATTGAAAATCTGCCTGAAGGCTATTACCAGAAGATTCAAGCTGGTAAAGATCAAGAATGGATCAATGTATATGTGCATGGCCTCTATGGATTCGTGCAAAATGGCAAGCCTATCTATCCAGAATATCATGATGATGTTCACCACACTGATGAGCCTTTAACAATTAGCAAAGACCTTACTGTCTATGTTGGCATTGATTTTGGATTGACTCCAGCTGCTCTGTTCTGTCAAAAGAATGCTGCTGGTCGCTGGCTCATATTTGATGAGCTTTGTACTTTCGATATGGGTGCCATGTCATTTGGCCGCTTGCTGAAAGAAAAAGTCTTGAGAGACTATCAAGGATTTGATATTGAATTCTATGGCGATCCAGCCGGAGAAGGCAGAGCACAGTCTGATGAGACAACTCCTTTCCAGATGCTGGCAGCTAATGGCATCAATGCTTGGCCTGCTTACACAAATGACTATACTATCCGCAGAGAATCTATTGCTGCTGCTCTTATGCGCATGGACTTCACTGGTAAGCCTGGGCTTGTTATTGGGCCAAAAGCCAAGCTTTTCCGTAAAGGCATGGCAGGCGGATATAAGTACAAGCGTATGCAAGTATCTGGTGAAGATAAGTTTCAGGACAAACCAGACAAAGGACGTTATTCTCATGTATGCGAGGCAGGTCAATATGCCTTCCTTGGTGCCGGTGAAGGTGATGCCTTGATCGCAAATGAATCCTGGAGCAAATCTCCAGACTACTCTCAATATGACAGGCAGGTGGTGTGATTATGGCTGGCAAAAGAGCTGCTGCAGATGTTCTTGCAGAATGGGAAGAAAAGATGAGGCAAAAAGCAGAGCAAGCCCAAGGAATGGCTTCTGGTGCATATGATCAGCTGCGTGATGGTGGTGTTGAGCCTGATGCTGTGCCTTTCAAAACTGTTCCACGTGCACAAGGATATGCACAAGGTGCTTCAATTGGTCGTGGCACTCAAGACATATATGATCAAGTTTTAAGCAAGACTCCTGGGTCAATGGGCAGCATGATGGATACTGTGAAAAATGGTATGCCTTCTGGTGCTGAAATTGGTGGAGTTGCCCAGGATGTTATGGCCCAGATTGCACAATTGCCTCCTCAGATTCAACAGCAAATCCAACAGCTTGTCCAGTCTGGTCAAGTATCAATGGAACAAGTTGCTGCTGAGCTCCAGAAGATGGGTGGTGCTGTAGCGCAACAAGCCGGAAATGTTATGGCTGATCCTGCGTATGAAGCAAAGTTGATGCAACAGCAAGGAACAATGATGCCAGCTCGTCCAGGCCCATATCCAGATGCTGGTGGGTTCATGACTCGTAATGCAGAAGCAATTAACAGCAATATGCTTCCTCCTGGTATGATGCAACAACCTGGTGGAACTGGTGCTATGGAGAATCAGATCATCAGCAAGTTACAAGAAATGGGTGTGCCAATCACGCCGGAAAACGTACAGATGTACATGAAAATGAAGGCTGGTGCTCAGGGCATGTTTGACAAAGCGAAAGGGTTGATGCAATGAAATTATCTGAAGCATTAAAAGAACCAAACGGTGCTGTTGACATTCTTTATGGTCACTCACCAGAAGCAAAGAAAGTTATTCAAGATGCTCTTGATGGCAAATATGACAACCATGCTGTGCCAAAAGAAAAAGTAGCAACAGTTGAGAAGAAATAATGCCAGCTCCAATGACTGAAGCAAATTTACTCACGATCATAAGCCTGCATCTTCAGGATGCACAAGGCTATGGCATGAATGGCCGTGATGCCATTCAGGTCAATCGTGAGAGTGCTTTGGCCTATTATCTTGGCAATAAGAATGGTCGTGAAGCACCAGGAAAGTCATCTGTTGTATCTACGGATGTTGCTGATGCAATAGAGTGGATGATGCCAGCAATAATGAAAGAGCTGACATCAAACAATGATGTTGTAAGGTTTGATCCAACTGGTGCTGATGATGAAGCACAAGCTGATCTTGAATCAGATTTTGTTTATGAAATCTTGATGAAAGACAATGAAGGCTTTGTTACTATTCATGAATTTGTAAAAGATGCTTTGATGCAAAAGAATGGAATAATCAAAGCATATTATGCAAAAAAGAAAAAGGTTGTAAAAGAAGATTACACTGGGATTGTTGATGAGCAGCTTCAGGTTCTTCTTGCTGATCCTTCTGTTGAGCTGGTGTCTCACACTCCATATGTAGTGGAAGGAATCACATTTCATGATTTAAGAGTCAACAGGGTTGAGATGACTGGCAAGATTCATGTTGAGTCAGTTGCTCCTGAGAAGTTTTGCATATCTGCAAACCACAACTCAATATTCATCAATGATGCACCATTCTGTGCACACATAGAGCCTCGCACATTATCAAGTCTAGTTGAAGAAGGCTATGATAAAGACTTGATTTATGGCATAGGAGAAGCTTGTTCAGCTAGTGATGATGATGATCAAGTAAGTGCTTACAGGTTCTTTTTGCAAGGCGAAGAATACATGCCTGATCAAAATGATTTTGATTATGGCGAGTCTCAAAAGGAAATTACAGTGGCAGAGTGCTACTTGTATCTTGATATTGATGGAGATGGAATCTCAGAATATGTAAAAGTGACAGTGGCAGGAAGCTCAAATCCAACTGCTATCATTGGAATTGAAGAAGTTGATGAGTGCCCATTTGTATCAGCCACTGCTATATTGATGAGCCACAAGTTCTTTGGCTTGTCTATCTATGATCGTCTGTGGCAAATTCAAGATCACAAGACTTCATTGTGGCGCAACACAATGGACAACATCTACTTGCAGAACAACCAAAGAATGAAGGTTCTTGAAGGCCAAGTAAACCTTGATGACTTGCTTGTTTCACGACCAGGTGGCATTGTTCGAGTTAAATCGCAAGCAGCACTTGAGCCAATTGCGACTCCACCGATTGGCGATGCTGCATATCGCATGCTTGACTACCTTGACATGACCAGAGCCGGAAGGGTTGGGGTTGATGCCAATGGTGATGTCAAACTTGATAATATTGGTGATCGTGTTGGCTCAGAAGGCATTCGCGATGTTATGAATGCAAAACAGGAGCTGGTCAATCTGATAATTCGTGTTGTTGCTGAAACAGGCATGAAACCTTTGTGCTACCTTATCAGGGATTTGGCAATTAAGCACATGGATGCTGTTTATGATTTCAGATTCAAAGAAAACTGGGTGAAAGTTGAGCCTAAGACTTGGAATCGCAGATTGCGCTCAACTGTTCGTGTTGGCCTTGGATCAGGTGATAAGAGTGTTCTCATGGCTGCTTCTCAGCAGATTTTGAGCTTACAAGAGAAAGCTCTTGCAAATCCTCAGCAGGCAATGGTTTCACCAAAACAGATTTACAATGCATTGGAGTTTGCTGCTAAGCAACTTGGTGTTCCTGGAATCAGCAGATTTTTTATGTCTCCTGATTCTGATGAAGGCAAGGAGATGCAGAAGAAGGTATCTGAGAATACTGCCAAACAGGAACAGGAACAGAAGCTTATTGCAATTGCTCAGTTCAAAGCTGAGCAAGCACTGGCTGATGCTGAACAGACTAAAGCAAATGCCATGATGCAGAAGAATCAATTACAAGCTCAGATTGATGAACAGAAATTGGTGTTCAACACTCTTAAAGCACGCTCTGAAGAAATTATTGTCGAGCTTCAACAAAAGCTTGCTGATAAAAAAGCAGATGCAGAACTTGAGTTTAAGTACCATCAAAATGATACAAAAGTTGCTATTGAACTCACGAGAATTGAAGCAGATACAGCAAGTGATCAAAATGCAAATTTTCAACAAAATGAATCACTTATTCAAGGTGATTCTCAACTAGAGACAGAGGAGTTTGACCATGAGTGAAGAGCAAGATGTTGTTAATGTTCCAGTTGCAGTCTGTCATAATGGCCAACATTATGAAGGTGTAACGATTCATAATGGTGTTACAATTGAATTTGATGATGCTTCAACTTGCTTACCTGCAGAACTTGCAGGAAACGCAAGGCTGATGGTGCTCTTCAAGAATATTGAGTGCGGTGATGTTGCCATTTTCTATGATGCAATTGGAACTCCTGATATTTGCAAAATTCCATGTGGTGAATATTTGCAGCTGATTCCTGCTAATTAAGGCTTGTGTTATGCCTGATGAGGAGTCAGTTTTGCATGTCCATGTTGAAAATTTGAGAGATAGGGTGGTTGCTTTGGAGCACTTAATTTCAAATGTTGCAACTAAGCAGGATGTTAATGCTGTTGAATCAAAAATATCTGATTTGGTGGTTGTTTTGAATACTGGAACAGGCATTTACAAATTTGTTCTTGGTTTGGGTGCACTATTTGCAGCAATTGGTGCAATTATTTTTGGCTTCAGAACTTTGATTAAGGAGTTTTTATGAATGAGATTATTGATAAAGCACCACAGTATGTTGAGCTTGCTACATCTATTATTGGTGTAGCATCCATTATTGCTGCTATGACGCCTACTCCGGCTGATGATGGCATCTTGCTTGTTATCAAGCGCATCATTGGTATTTTTGCACTTAACGTTGGCCATGCGAAAACAAAATGAAAGCAACTGTTAAATTTGCATCAATGGTGCCTCGTCTTATAGACAAGGCATTTGCACTTGGATATGAAGTTACTTTAGGTGATGCCTATCGTGATCCTCGTGTATTTGGTGAAGTTGGCGTGGCAAAGGGATATGGACATCCAAAAAGTAAACACAAGAGCAGATTGGCAATTGACTTAAATCTGTTCAGAGATGGAAAATTTTTAACAGAGACCGCTGACCATAAGATTCTTGGTGAGTGGTGGGAATCCCAAGGTGGTATTTGGGGTGGCAAATTTAATGATGGCAACCATTATGAATGGCCCGTCAAGTGAGGAATAATGTTAACTCCAAATGAACAAATGCAATTAGTAGGTGAAGTAGAAAAGGCACAGGTTGCAAAAGATGCACTTGATAAATACTTTGGTGAGTTTTTTGACCAAAAGGAAAAGATTTTGTTGAGTGCATTTCGCACATGTGAAATTGGCAATAAAGAAGGATTGAACAACATACACATGATGTTCAAGGCATTAGATTCACTAAAACACGATCTTCTAGTCAAGATTGAAACAGGCAAAATGGCTGCGTTTCAAATTGAAGAAGATTCCAATCAAACTGATAAGGAAACAAAGCAATGAGCACAGAAGCTACTGCAGCACCAACAAGCAGCGCAACAATCGAGGAAAGAGTGGAAAGTGCACTCTATGGTGAGCCTGAAGAAAAAGCCACACCAGCCGTACCTGCGGGTTTAGAAGGCACTGGTGATGATTTGGAAGCAGATGATACCGTCGTTGATGCTCAAGAACAGACTGCTGATACATTGGCAAAATACCTTGGTCTTGCAGAAGATCAAGTCTTTGAAGATGAGAATGGTCAAGTTCTTGTTAATGCTAAAGTTGATGGGGAGATAATACCTGTTCCATTCAACGAGCTGGTTAAGTCATACCAGCTTCAGAAGCACGTCAACAATAAGTCAATGCAATTGTCTGAAAAGATGAGAGCTGTTGATGTTGAATATCAGACGATGGCCCAGAAAGCTGATGAAAAATTTTATGTGCTCGACCAAATGGCTGAGGCTCTTGAAGCAAAATTTGTCAAGGAATATCAAGAAATTGATTGGCAACGTTTGCGTCGTGAAAACCCTGCTGAATACGTTGCAGCACAAAAAGATTTTGAAGATGCCTACAATGGTCTACAAAGAGCTAAGCAAGTAACATTGCAGCAGCGCGAAGAAGTTGAGATGTTGCGCAAGCAACAGCAAGAAACTGCATATGGACAATTCCTGGCACAACAGGCCTCAATGGTTTTACAAGAGTTTCCTGAATGGCAAAATCCAGGTGTTAGACAGGCAGAGACTTCTAAGATGCGTGCAGGCTTGGTGGAACATTATGGCTTTCAAGATCACGAGCTTAATGCAGTAAGTGACCATCGTCAGTTGAAAGTTATTCGTGATGCCTTAGCATATCGCATGGGTGCCACAGTAGCTCAACAAAAGGTTGCAAAATCTGTTCCAACTTTTCAAAAACCCGGTGCTATCAAGAATGACATGAGTAAGGCACGAGCAGCGAAGAATGTAAGAGCTACGCTGAAACGGTCAGGAAATGTTAGTGACTTGGCAAGCGCCCTCGAATCAAGAATGTGAGGATATTATGACTGTACCAGCCGGAACCTTTAGCACGTATGATTCACCCACTGTAACTGGTGGTGACCGTGAGGATTTGTCAGATTTGTTGTATGACGTTTCCCCAACTGAAACTCCTTTTGTTACTGCCTGTAAGAAAGGGAAAGCAAGCGCCACAAACCATGAGTGGCTGACCGATGTTCTTGCAGATGCTGCTGCAAACAAGGCAATTGAAGGCAATGATGCTGTTGCTGTTCAGCCTGCTGGCCGTGTTCGCTTGGGCAACTACACCCAAATCTTGACCAAAACTGCCATCGTTTCTGGCACACAGGAAAAGGTTTTGAAAGGTGGTGGCATCAAGTCTGAAATGGCTTATCAAGTTGCTCGTCGCATGAAAGAAATGAAGCGTGATTTGGAATATACGCTTTTGGCTGCAAACCAGATCAAAGTTGCAGGCTCTGAGTCTGTTGCTCGTGAAATGGCAAGTTTCACTGCTTATCTGGCAGGTGATGCTTTCTATGACGGTGGTTCTGGTGCAGTTTCGCCAACAGGTAATGGTGTTGACCTGATGTCAGGAACTTTGACTCCAGGTGCATTTACTGAAACAAAGCTGAAAGGTGCGTTACAGCAAATGTGGGAAAACAACAGCAATGAAAACATCATGATGTTTTCTGGTGCAAAACAGCGTAGTTTGCTGTCTGCTTTCACCGGTTCATCTACTCGTTATGCTGATACTGACAACAAGAAACTTGTTGCAAGTATTGATGTTTATGATGGTGATTATCAAACTGTTACCGTCGCGCCAACGCGTTATTGCGATCTTACCAAAGTGTTTTTGGTTGATCCTGATTTCGTTGAGATTTCTGATCTTCGCCCAATGTTCTCACAAGACTTGGCGGTGACTGGTGATTCAGCGAAGAAGCAAATCATCTGGGAAACCACTTTGTCAACGTTGAACCCATTGGCTCATGTTCAGATTGTGAACTTGACTTAATGGAAAGAGAGGAAGTTGCTTTTGCAACTTCCTTTATTTGAGGAATTGGATATGCACAAGAAAGCAGTACAATGGGATCAGATTTCTCAAATAAAGGAAGTTCTTAGTGTTGATGAGAGCACAGGTAAAGTTCTTGTTGAGCGGGTTCAAGATATTGAGCCAATACTTGACTATAACAAATCTATGCGCAATCATGAATTAACTGGATGGCATAAATCAGAAGTTATGAATCATGTTGCAAGAATACCACTTTTGATAATTGAAAAGTGGAAAAATGAAGGTGTTATTGATTGGTTTAATTCAACTGATTCAGAGCGTAGAAGGGTGCTAAATGATCCTGCTAATGCAATGTTTCGCACACGAGCATCAAAACTTTAAGAGGCATTATCATGGGTGTTTTAAAATTAAATGACGGAATTCCTGTATTAGCTGTTATGTTTGACAAAGATACAGCTGTTACAATGCAAGACCTTTCACTAAATGGGTTTCCAGTCACACCTGATCCTTTTCCTTGCAAGGCAAACACTCCGTACTCATTCAATTGTAATAGTGTTCTTTTGGCTGAGGCAAATGTTACTGTTGCATTTATGGTTGCCCCTAAAGCTCCACATGGCATGCCATTGCCATTTTTTACTTTTGATTTCACCTATCTTGTTGAGTAAATCATGGACTATTCAGAGATAGTTGAAGCAGCATTATCTTTTGCTGACCGCACTGATACAGAGACGGTTGCAAAAATTCCTGTATTCATTAAAATGGTTGAGTCAAAGATCAACAGGGTTTTGCGAATCCAAGAAGTTGAAGCTGGTGCTTCAATTGAAATGTTTGATGGAGGAGGTGCTGCAAAAGGCCCATTACCAGCGGATTTCTCTGAGATAAGAGAAGCACTGATATATGATGCAGACATTGATGCATATATTCCTATGCAATATGTTACATTAAAAGCTTTTTTTGATTTGATAAAAAATCCAAATTTGCCAGTTGGAAAGCAATATCCTTCGCAAACAGTTTATACAATTGCATCAAATGTTTTATCAACAAATGCAGCATTTTTTCCAGGGCTAACTGCCTCTATTCAATACTATAAAAGGGTTGTTCCATTGACTGAGGCAGAGCCGGATAATGAAATATCTGCGCTGTATCCTGATGCTTATATTGCTGGTTTAGTTTTTGAGATTAGCTCTTTTGTTAAAAATCCAGATGCTGCTGCTGCATGGAATGGCCGATTTAATTCAATACTTGGTGAGTTAACTGCACAAAACTGGCTGAAGAAATGGCCTGCATCATCACTTGTAACTATTATTGAAAGTTGAGGATTAAAAAATGGGTCTTGAGTCAGCAAGTTATATTTCTCAGCTTCAACCGGCAAACCCTGATCCAACTGATCTTGTTAGCCAAGGGGATGATCACATAAGAATGATCAAGAAAGTTTTGCAAAATACCTTCCCTAATCTTTCTGCTGCAGCAGTTATTCCAACAACTGCTGAGCTTAACTTCCTTGATGGCGTGACTTCATCAATACAAACACAACTTGCTGTATTAGCTTCAGAAATTGATGCTGTTGATGATGCAAAATTGAATCTTTCAGGCGGGACAATGACTGGTGCCATCTTGAATGATCCAGGTGTCACATTTCCTCCAACTGATGATGATGAACATGTAACTAAAAAATATGTTGATCTTTTTCTTCCATTAGAAGGCGGTGTATTAGCTGGCCCTGGTGCACAAATTAAAAACCCAAATCTTCCTTTGGCTAATGATGATTTAACAAATAAAAAGTATGTTGATGATTCAATTAAAGCAGCAACTCCTTTGATGAGGAGAAAACTTACTCTTTTTGATCTAAAAAATAAATCAACAACTTGGACTGCTGATCCAAAATTTGATCCTGTGACAGAAGAAGTTGTTGGCTATGAATATATTTTACGCAACAAGGTTACTCAGGCTGGGTATCTTCCTGGTCAACTGGCCACTAAAGGTGAATGGTGGAACAACAAATCCTGCTCCAACAATTTACTATGACTCAGTTGGTCATATTGCTTTTGCTATGGATGATTACCCAAAAATCTGGACAAAAGCAACATTTCCAAGCACAGCTGCTCCTGCAAGTTTGACTACATTATTGGTTGGATATTGGCAGGTTCAATTGACATTACTGGTGATGAAGAAGTAATGGAAAAATATCGTGCACAATCATTAGCAAATTTTGGTGCTTTACCAGATTTGGCTCCTGACACTATTCCGGCTGGTGGGTGGAATATTGCACGTAATGTTCACATTTTTGCAAATAAAATCAAAAGTGTTGGTGGCTCAAGATTTATAGTTGATGAGCCTTCAGATAGTGTTCCAGGTCATATTCAATTTGTCCCATTTATTGATGGCAAATCTTGGATCACGGCAGGAGCTGGAAATGAAACTGCTGGTGACATCAATTGGGTGCTGTGGACTTGGGATGGCGCAGATTTTACAGATCGGACTCCTGTTGGAATAGACAAAACAACACCATTGCTGACTCCTTGGGGATGGACTTCTTGTATATTTGGTGGTGTTTCAATTTTTAACCACAAAGAATTGTTTCCAATGTACCTTACTGATATATCTGCGCCAACAAAATATGTTGCCCTTCCTTGGGATGCAACCGACAGTTGGCAAGACAAAGGATATTCTTGTTTATCAATATCGCAATTCAAAAATTTTCTTTTTGCAATTAGCATGGTTGAAGGTGCTACTGAGCTGCCTTATATTGTAAGATGGTCAAACATTGCTGATACTGGCAGCATCCCAAATACTTGGGATGAGACTGATTTGGCAGCAGTAGCCGGAAGTGTTCCGTTGCCTGCAGAAGGTGGAAAGCCTATTTGTGGTCTGCCTTTGCGTGATTCATTCTTAGTGTATTCTGAGAATGCAATACATGCTTTTGATCTTGTTGGCGGCCAATTCATATTTAATGTAAGGGCAGTGTCAAATGAAATTGGCATCATTTCAAATAATGCAGTTGTTGAACATGATGGTTTTCACTATTTCATTGGACAGGATAATTTTTATAAAACTGATGGAAATACAATTGAGCCGATTAGTGAAGAAAAAATAAAAGGTGAATTTATCCAGTCCATAGACAGAATTGGATTTGAAGCATCTTTTGTTTTTGCTTCTGAGCTGTTTAGTGAAATTTGGTTTTGCATTCCTGTTGCTCAACAGATACCAAATTATGCTTTCATATATAATGTTGCAAAACAAGCATTTACAACATGCGAGCTTGATCAAACATATCACATGGCTGCAGGATATCCTGTTGATATTGCCCCTCAATCATGGGCAGTACAAGATGTTGAATGGGAAAATGATGATCAAATTTGGAATGCTGCTTCAACAACATCAAGTGAAGAAGAAATTCGTTTTGCAACATTAGAGACTGATACTGATCCAAATCAATTCAGGGTTTTGAATTTGTCAGGATTTGACTCAGATTATGCTCTTAGCAGCTATCTTGAAAGACATGGCATCTTGTTAGCAGGTGATCCAGATATTATTTGTACTGCACTTGAGCTTGTTTTGTCAATGAGTGCAAACAGTGATATCAACATAAGAATTGCAACATATGACACCCCATATGGTGCTGAATCAGGTGCAACACAACAGATCACAATACCTGCTGGTGGAAGAAGGGCACAATTTAGGATTACTGGCAGATATTTTGGAATAATGATAGATTCACTTGATTCAACTGAATTTACTCTTGTTGATTATACAATCAGTTATGTTTTTGATGGTTTAAGATGAAGATCCCAGTATTGCCACAAGTACCATCACAGATTTCTGATATACAATTTTGGCTTAGTATGTTAAGCCAGCGAATTGTTGAGTCATTCAAAACAGTAAGTGATCTTGATGTAATTTATATTTTGCCTGCTAAGCCTCAGCCTGGTATGGTAAGATACTTTGGTGCTGGAACCCCTTCACCAATAACACATGAAGGCCTGTGGATTTACACTACTGCTGGCTGGAAACCTTGCAACCCACCATAAGGATTTTTATGAGCTACACAGTTTCAGCAGTATTGCCAGCATTAGTTGAGTTGCTATGGCCAAGAGTCATAGTTCATTTGCAAGATGCAATTGATCAATCAAACGGTGAGTCAACTGAAGAGACAATTCGCAGAGACTTGAATAATGCTGATGCAATCCTTGTTGTAATATACAAAGAAAGCGAAATTTGTGGTGCTGTTGTTGTAAGAAAGCGAGTTTTTGATACTGGTGTTTCTGCGCTCTTTGTTGGATTGCTAGGAGGCACCAATATGGTTGACTGGATAGATGATGCCTACAGTGTGGGAAAAGCAATAGGTAAGGATTTGGGCTGTTCATCAATGTACTGTGTTGGTCGTGATGGATGGGAAAAAGCTCTGAAGCATATAGGCTTCAAGAAAGCATATACTGTTTTGATAAACTCAATAGAGGACTGATCATGTCAAGTTCAACGTCCGGTGGGAAGTCAGATTCTTCTTCACAATCAATGAATTCATATTTCCAAAAAGATTCTGTTTTCAAGCCACAGAAAAAATATCTACAAGACTTGTATTCAGAAGCCCAAAGACAATATCAGAATTTCAATCCTCATCAATATGATGATCAATTTGCTGCTTTGGGTGAACAACTCAAAGGCATAAATGCAAATACTGATGAGTCTTGGAAGCAGATGCTCAAAGGCGGTGCTCAGAATGCTGATCTTGATGCTGCCATTAAGGCATCAATGAATAGCCCATCTGAGATGGGCAAGATGTATGAGCAGATAACTGGTGGCCCAGGAAATACATATATTGATCCTATGGTTCAAGCGATGAAAGCTGGCCAGATTGATAATATGAAACAGCAACTTGCTACTGTTAATCTTGATGCTGTTGGTGCAGGGCAAGCCGGAAGCTCTCGTCATGGTGTATCTGAGGCACTCACTCGTGCTTTGGCAAATAACCAAATGCTTGATAAAGAAGCAACTATGCGTGGTGAAAACTACGACAGGGATATGCAGTGGAAGATGGGTATTGCTCAACAAGCTGACTCAAATCGTGGAGCTGCCCAAGATCGTGCTGCACAATTGCTTGCGCAAAAGAACCAGATGATGCAGTATGGCATAAATGCAAATCAACAAATGCAACAAAATGCTGGATCACTGCTTGATAATGCCATGAGACAAGGTAATTTGTCATGGGATAATTACAACAAGTACAAATCAGGAATTGGTGCTCCATTAATTCTTGGTTCATCTGGCGGAAGTGGTAGCTCATCTGGCTCATCATCTTCCAAGAATGCTTCTAATTCTGCATCTATGAAATCTTGAGGATATTGCTATGGCTAGTATGATGGGTGGAATGATGGGCGGGCAAGGCATGGAAGGCATCCAGAAAATGATGGGTGGCTTGATGGGTGGTGGTAAAGGTGGTGCCCCTGCTGCTGGTGGCCCAGTGTCAATGCCAGGTCGTGCAACTATTGGTGGTGCTAGTGCACCTGCTCCAAGTGCAATGTCTAAGCAAGATGCTGCCATTGCTAAAAAAGCTGCTGTTGATCAAACAGTTGAAGATGTTGCTAAGATGCAAGCACTGACTCAGAATTCAATGGGTATGTCTCCATTTCAAGATATGTCAATGTATGCTGAAAGGCACTTAACTGATCCACAACAACAGGCTATGATGGCTCAGAAAAATAGCAAGGCTGATGAGCTTCAAAAGATGCTCATGAGACAATATAGTGGAAGAGGGCTTATCTAATGGGTGGCTATGCAGATTATGCACTTGCAACAAAAGTGCCTGCACTGTGGGCACGTATGCAGAAAGATCAAGCACAAAAGCGCACTGGTGATCTGGCAAAGAATATGTTTGCCCAGCTTGATGGACTTGATCCTCAGAGCAAAGAGTATTTCCAGAGAATGCGTCAGCTTAGTATGGAGTCTGGTGATGACACTCTTTATCAAACTGGTGAAGGGTTGAACAAAGCCCAGCAAGGTTATGTTTGGGATGACCCTATGCTTACTGGTCATTGGAAAGACTTCCTTCTTGAAGGCGGTGATCCAAATGACAAGAATGCATTTGCTGCTTGGAATGATCGCAGAGCTTCTCAATCAGGTACCAAGGTCAACATTACTATGCCTGGTCAACCTGGATTTGATTGGAGTTCTCCTGTTCCTATGGAAGTGCTTGAGAAGGCAACACCTGGAACTGCTGAGTTTATACCAGGCATGACATGGAGTGAATTCAGATCATCTGGTGCTAAAATGCCTGGCAAGACAAGACCGGAATTTGAGGCTCAAGCAGGCAAAGATGCATTTGAATTGTCAAACTCAATAAGGGATGTGCATGACATAGTTAGTGATCCATCATTTTTGAACAGGTCTACATCAGATAAGATATTTGATGCTGGTCTTGAGACACTAGCACAAACTGGCCCTGCACCAATGGCACCATTAATAAGATCGCAGCAGAACTTAGGTGTTCAGAAACTTGCAGCAGCTAATGCTGGTCTTGAAGAAATCATCACGAAGATTAAAACTGGTGCTGCTGCTACTGAGACACAAACTGATAATTTCAGAAGGGCATACTTGATAAGTGATGGTGATCATCCTGATATCAAAAAGGCAAAAGTCAATCGCATATCTAATCTGTATGCTGCACAAAAAGCTCTTGGAATGGGTCTTAAACCAGAGCAGACAAGTGATGGCAGAATTGCTCTTGGTCAGACTGTAGGAAGTGATGGAATCCCTGTTTTATATATCATGCAGAATAATGGTGATATAATCAAAATTAAGAAAAAGAGGTGATCAATGATTGACTTAAATGAATGGGATGATCAACCAGCTTCTGAAGAAGATTCCAAAAAAAGTATTTTTAGTGATAAGCTGAATGAGGTTCGCAACCTCAGACTGCCATCACCTTCTGCAACTGTTAGTGAATGGCATGGCAGGACTGTTACACCAAGAAGAAAGACTGTTGATGATATACAAGCTGAGCTTAGAGCATCTGAAGAAGATGCAGCATGGAAGCAACAAGTTGCTGATTCTCAAAAATCTTTTTATGGTGAAGATGGCCCAACACTTCAAGAAAAGTTTGGCATTCCGCTTGCTATTCGTGGAAGAAATCTTGTGCAAGGAGCAAAAGAAAATTACTATGAGCAGATGGCTGGTGCTGGTCCACAAAATTTTTCTGATATAGAGCCAGATGTTTACAATCCTGTTCTAATGGGATTACCAGCACAAGGCATCAATGTTGTAAAAAATAAATTTATTGATCTTCTTCCAGACTCAGTAAAGAAAAAGAATGCAGATAATTTGATTGAATTCAAAAAAGGCAAAACGCAAGAGTTGTATAATGACTCATTGTATAGCCCAACAAATAGTCCAGATTTTGCAACTAGAGCAGTTGGCTATGTAGGAGCAGCAGCACCTGAGCTAATATCAATGGCTCTGACCAAAAGAATCGCCGGCATGCCTGAGGCAAATAGCTTTCTGAAAAAGGATTTATTCAATGGTCTTTTTGGCTCAGGTAAAGTTGCATCTGAAGCGAAGGCTGGTGAGTATGGTTCAAAAATGTTGCAAAACATCTTAGGTGATGTTGGCAGTGGCTATATACAAGGTGGACTTGATCAAACTCAAACAGCAACTCAAGGTGCTGAAGATGCAGCAATAACTGGTGCCCTTACTCGATTCCTTGGAAAGGCTGCTGTCCGTGAGCCAGATTTTGAATCAAGTGAATTTAGAAGCAAGATAAAAGCCATTAAAGAAATTGAAAACAAAACTGGCAAAAAATTGTTTATTACAGCAGGTGACTTGACAAGAAACCCATTTGACCAAACATTCGAAGCTCAAATTGCAGATAGCAGCACTGGTGCTGGATATATTGCAAAAAGAAGAGCAGGAAATGAAGGCATTGTGGCTGAGTATATTAAAAATCATATTATGCCAAATGGGCCACGTGTTCCAGATGCAGACGCTGTTCCTGCTTTTGATGAAGGATGGATGAATGCACTTCTTGAAAAATCAAAAGCTGGTTTGAATGCGCCACCAGCCGGACAGATTTCACTAAGGACAATACCAGATGATTTGCGTAGCAGCATATCTTCTACAAATGCAACTAATTCACCTCATGTGAAAAAAATTCTGAACAGATATGAAAATGATTTCATGGACAACATGAATCAAGATTTGACTGCTAATCTGAGCCCTGAAGTATATAAAGATAGATTGTCAGAAATAGATGGTTTGTTGAGCAAGAAAGGCGCAGGTGGCAAAGGCAACTATCTTAACGCTGATGAGCGCAATGCTTTAGAGCTTATTCAGAGAGAGTATCATGATGCAGCTGGAGCTGCTGATCCAAACTATCTTAAAAATCTGAAACAGGCTAATTATGAATATGCAATGCAAAGCACTGCTATTCCATTGATCACTGATCCAATGACTAGAAGGCTGTCATTTGCTAAAACAACAAATCCTGATTTCCAAATGGTTCAACCTGCTATGAGGGCTGATGGAAGCATCATACCAAAGATTGATGGATCACCTGAGTCACTAAGTGATATTGTAAAAGATGTTTCATATGTTCTTGGTCCAGAAAACAAAGCAAAACTTGGTCTTGGTGAAAGATCGCATGATATTTTCAACCCAGGAAATATCTTCCATTCTTTGATGACTAAAGCTCCTGCTATTGGAACAACAGCAGTGACAAGAGTTGGCAACTTATTTGGACAAGAAACTGGTGAGAAGATTCTTGATCTTGCACTCAGAGACAGACCATGGATAGGTGGAAGCCCAACTCAAGTTATGAGCCAAGGTGGCTATACAAGATCAGGCTTCCAAGCAGCAAAAGGGATTGGCAAAAAAGTTGCTGCTGATGCTGCTTATGATCAATATAAACAATTTGAAGAACAGAAAAAGAAAAACCCTTTCATCTACCCTATGTGATAACATGAAATTTACATCAACAAAAGTAGGATTACCAGAGCAAGCAACTCAAGAAGATATTGACACAATTGTCAACTATCTTCTTGAGCAAGATGATCCATTGACATACTTCCTTATGTGGTATCTTGAGTATGGCACTTCAATAGGCCATGCTCCGTTTCACAACGCAGTATCTTCTATTGGAAATGTTTCCGGCTGTGTGTTGTTAAGACAATGGCCATTCCAAGTTCAGTTATTTATTTGCCCACCAAACATTGAAATTCCTCACCATGTACATCCTGGTGTTGATAGCTATGAAGTGTATGTTGCTGGTCAAGTTGACTTCAGTGTTGAAGGCCAGTCAATACGGAACAAAGAAGAAATAACTTTTGACCAAATTGGGCAGCCTGCTCTGCGTGCTCACTGCATTCGCATCAAGCCGGAGTGTTCACATGGTGGGAAGATTGGTGCTGAAGGCGGAGTTTTTATGTCAGTGCAAAAATGGTCTGTGCCATTTACTTGTATTACTCAAAATCATGGAGACGGTGAAAAATTAGCACCGTCTCCACTTTGATCACTCTGCATCCTTATCTCTAAACATTGTTGCTACTGGGTGGAAAGGAATTCCATCCTTGGTAAATTCAGCAAACTGAACACTTACCCATTTGCCAAGATAGTTGGCTCTGTATCTTAGCACATTGCGCTTCTCAGCAATACTTCCTGGTGCACTTACTGTAAAACTGCGTCCGTTTGGCAGCTTGCACTCAAGTATTGCCCAGCCATCTTTGCTATCATGAACAGCAATAATCTCATACTCTTCATCCAACCAGACCTTGACTTTGAGCAAGCTTTTGCTTCGCTTTCCAGATTCATATCCAGCTGTACTGTGCCGTATCATGATGCCCTCGTACCCTAAAGCCCGCGCCTCCCCTAGCGTGACCTTAATAGCCGTTGCCAGACTTCCTACGGGAGCGGCTAGGGGGAGGGTCGGTACTACCCTAAAGGGTCGACTATCGTCGCCTCCTATCGCTTCCTGTAAGCCCTTATAACGCTTCCAGAACGGCTCATCACTTATCTTATCATAAATATGGTATTTAATATCTGCAGTACCAGGCTGCTTGCGCTTTATGAAAGACAAGATTGACTGTAAAGTTTTACCGTGGCTGTACAGCTCACCATCTAAAGTATCACCTTCTTCCATGATCAACTCCAAGCCGGAAGTAATATGGCCAAGAGTTGTGAATGGCTTACCGTTGCGTGAATATGCAACAATACCCTGCGCGGTTTTGACCATCAAACATCTGAGGCCATTATACTTGTATTGCCATAATGCACCCTCTTTAACTTGCCGAGGATGGTCATATGTCTGTGCAAGCATAGGGCGCGCCAGATTCAATGCATTAGTACGCGCATTATTTTGAGCATCTTCCAGCTTATAGCAATATCCCGCATCACGCTTTTTAGCAACTTTGCTAGATAACTGGAGCATACACTGCTCATCCCATGTACGGGTAGACTTTGCTTCAACTTCTTCAGTCTGAGTCTGCATAGAGCCACCTAGTGAGCCCCATTCATACTCCAAGCCGGAATCTGTTACACGCCCAGTCCACACTCTGATGTTGCCTTTTCCATCTTTGGCATATAAGGTGACTTCACTCATATTACATCACCTACCCAGTCTTGTTGAAATGAGCCTTTTACAGCTTGCGGTATTTGCTCTACAGTTTTGCAATGAGAGACTACACATTGTGCAATCATAACATTTAATCCATAGTCTTTATCTGTAACAGTTACTATTGGCTTTTTGCTTGCATAAGCATATCCAATTTCCCATACCGTTCCAGTATCATGATCATCAATAACTGCAACTACTGTGTCACACTTATTTAACATTTCAACATTTTTTTCAAAAATATATTTCATTCTTGCACGCTTTTCTTCTGGAGTCATATTGAACAAGACTCCTTCAGATCGTGGTGAATAAAACTCCATATTGTTAAAAGTCAATACGGCTTCTATTGCCTCTATTAACGCAACTTGTTCTTCATTGAAAAATGGACCAGCTATATATATCATTTCATGCTCCTTTTAGATAACGGGTTGATTCACAGACATCTTCGCAAAGATCAGTTACAGAAAGAGCATCTGGAAAATGCTCAATAAATGCTGCATGACGGCGCATAATAGCAGGTAATAATTGCTGTATTGCATCTATCATGGTTCTATTATTGAACATATCAATTTCTTGATATGCCTTATAGAAAACTGCCAATACATCAGCAAGTTTTACTATTGTGTGATATGATGCATGATTAGATGAATCCCAATCATTGAACATGTTTAATTCATACTCAGTACAGATTATTGCCATGTTACTTCTTGCAATATCTCTTAGTGCATCTTCAGATGCTTTACTGGCATATTTTGTAGGCATGCTAATATCACCTGTAAGAATCTCATCTACATCATGAGCAAGAGCATGACGCAAGGCAAGATATGTTGTGCTAGTAGGCACTTGAGCCATATCACAAAGTATCATAGTGGTAATTGCTACCATGCCAGTGTGCTCCAAAACAGACTCAGGATTCACCAGCCGGAATTGACTGAACCTGTTGATTGCTGACATAGCATGGAAAAACTCAGCCAACTTCTTTGCATCTTTCATACATTTTCTCCGGCGTTCTTGATGATCATATTCCACCACAATGGGCGACTATCTCGTTGCACCATTTGTGATGCATCTACTATGTGCTCTCTGAATGGCGTCTTGGTAATTGCAGCATGCATAGGGCAAGGTGGATTTGGGTCTTTATCTGAGTACCGCAATACAGCATCTGCTTCATATGGGCATCTACCGCCGGAACATGGTAGCTTCCTGCTCAAGTCCAGAAATTTACCTGCTTGATCTAGCAATGGCTTCCATAGATCATGCTGGGCTAACCAACATTGACGCTTGCTAGCAATGCCTTCCCATACAGATACATCAGCTGATACAGACATGGCAATTGGGCTGCCAATAGTCAAGTTTCTAAGGCCTGCGAGCGCAGTACGCAAACTATCTTTTACATGCAGAGAGCGGTGCCGGATAACCTGCGCGCGAAGTGCAATTGGTGCATTTGGTAGATATATTGTTAGCATATCCCCGATACATCCAGAGCCTTCTGCTTTAAGTAATGGCATCACATCAGCATATGCGCTGATCTGACCAGCTACATATCCTGCATCATTTAGCACATCAGCAATCTTCTCTGCAGCCATCCCAAATATATCCTCTGTTGTCTCCCTGTAGAGCTGCACAAAAGTAAGAAACATCTTGGACAGTGTACGGATGCTAACCTGCAAAGTGAAGCTAGTCATAGCTACCATTGGCAACAGCATTCTGTAGTCATCTTGCTTCATTCCATTGTCTTTATTCTCCTGCATCATCTGTCTATTTCTTTCATATCTTGCTGCATGAAAACTACTGTCAACTTCAAATAACAATGGATCATCTACTCGTGATGTCCTAGCCCACATTACATGGTCACGATATGATACAAACACCTCACGCTCAGCTATGGTACACTCTATAGCCAGAGTCAGGATTGGAAAGTCCATTACTGGTGCATCAATCATAGCCACGCCGGAAACATCAGCATCTTGGTGCCGTGATGCCCTCCAGACATACTCTGCAATATCAGGTGTACAGTTTCTTACAATCTCAATTTTCATAACAGATAGCCTCCAAAGTGCTCTTTAAGGTTGAGTATTTCAAGTACATTTAATCCTCTCCAACTTCCTTTCATTGTGCCTTTTATCATATACCAATCTTCATCAATTTTACCATGCTCCGCAATATAACGCCCGTTGAGTCTGCTGAAGCTATTACGATCAATATGACACATAATGCTATCAGTATCATCTTCAATGATAATGTTGAGGTACCATCTTTTATCTTCTTCAACTTCATGTCCTCGCTTTAATACTTTGTTGTATTCATTGTTGTCCATAAGGTTACGCTTCTTGAGCTTCCCTATTACTAGATACTCACCCTCACCATCGATCTCATTTAACCTAGTGAATCCACGATCAAGATCAAATGACTTCGGGTCATTTAATAGTCTCCCCCAGTAGTGTTCGGTAGGAAATAGGATATCAAAAGGAGTCACAGGATTCATTAATTTCTTGTAAATAGAAGGGGTTAGCTTTGCTTTTCCCTTTCTTGCTAGGATAATTTTCTCGGCTGTTTTAGCGGCCACACCATCAATGTTAGTAAGCCCGCCAACCATTACTCCATCTTGAATAGTCCACTTTACGCCGGAAGTATCTGGATCAACAGGAAGATATTTTAGCCCTTCTTTCTGAACCAAATCGCGCAGCATGCGTAAAGCAGAGTCATCATCACTGACATTGTTAAGATTAGCAATAGCAAATTCTAATGGATGGTGTGCCTTAAAATAGGCAGTCCAGTAGCTGATAATAGCATATGCCACAGCATGAGACTTATTAAAAATCCAAGAGCCACTATGAGACACATCTTTCCAAAGCGCAGTAGCTGCGGTGAGATCAAGGCCTGAATTATTGATGCAACCATTTATAAAATCCTCCTCAAACTTTTTGAAATAATCATCACCCATAGACTTAGATGCTGCTTTCCTCATATCAGACACTACCATCCATGAGAACCCAGCAATCTCACGAGCAATCCTCATCATCTGCTCTTGATACACCATTACGCCATATGTGTCTATGGTTATATTTTTGTGTAAATCACCAAAATATTTTGCATCAGATCGCCCATTTGCACACGCAGTGTAAATTGCGGCGCCGCCTGATCGTAGTGCACCTGGTCTAGCCAAAGCAGTTATGGCAACCAGATCATCAAACTTTGTTACATTAAGATCACGGCACAACATAACTAGAGCTTGGCCTTCAAACTGGAATATGCCTTGAAGCCGCAGCTGCCGGAATATCTTGTATGTCTCAGCATCATCAAGCGGCAGGCTATACAAATCATCATACTTCATGCCAACTTGATCACAACACTCTTCCAATATTGATAGGGTGCGTAAGCCTAAGCAATCAATCTTGAGAAGATTGATAGCTTCAGCATCACGCTTATCCATCATTATGCTTCCTTCCTTTGGATTCACCGTTCCATATTTTGAAAGCGCATCGCCTGACACAATAACTCCGGCTGCGTGCTTACCAACATGAGTAGCATGTCCTTCTGCTCTAGCACAAAGTGCAATCTGAGGATAGTCCAGCAAAAACTCTTTGCCAGTATCACTTTGAAATTCATCCATTACTGTGGATACACGAGCATCACCACCAGTCTTTTCAATGATTGAATCTTTGAATTCTTCAAGTCTTGCTTTTGGAATAAATAAGCCTTTCGCAAAATCATTTATCAATGACTTCGGCTTATATCTGTTTACATTTGAGATTTGAGTTACATTCTTATTTCCATATTGCTTCTTGAGATAATCTATTACACTGTCTCTTTTTGTATCAGGAAAGTCAATGTCTATATCTGGTGTATCAAAGCGGTTGATATCTATGAACCGCTCAAAGATAAGATCATATTTTATTGGATCAATCTCTGTTATGCCCATAAGATAGCAGACTAGAGAGCCTGCTGATGACCCACGACATGGGCCAACCAGCATCTTTCTTTTAGCTTCCATTATCATATCAGATACTATTAGGAAGTAATCTGTAAATCCCTTTTCTTCAATCAATCCAATTTCATATTCAAGTCGTGCAGTATACTCTGGTGTCATCACCAAATTATTTCTCATCACTCCTCTGGCGCATACTTGCCTAATGTCTTGATCACGTGGGTACGCAAGCGTAGGAGCAATAGGAAAATCCACCTCACACTCTCCAGCAATCCTATCAGTAACATCGCAGCCGGAATCAAGATTGTATAGACCAGAAATGCAATTATCAGGCAGTATATGTTGTTCACTGATGCTCGTAGCAAACTGGAACATTGGGCGATCTTCACCTGGACGCGTTCCTGCAATAAGCTCATATATGTCTTTATCATCTATGTCACCATAATCATTATTATCAATATATACACGTTGAAAATTGCTGTCAATATGACCCATGTCACTACCAGGCCCAAACGGAACAGCAGTAGCAAGATGCGCAATACTGTTGAAGTCTCCGAAGTCACACGTGGGTATGACGACCACATTATTTGATATGCCACTAATGTCGCTAAGCAACAAACGAGGGATATAATGAAAATTATCAAAGGCTGTGGTAGTGAGCTCATATATTTCCTGTAGTCCATCAATATTTTTTGCTATAAACACCCAATGTGAATTTGATGTTCTAAAATTTGCATCATCTGGCATCACGGTGAGCCGGACACCATAGATGGGCTTGAAGCCATGCTTCTTGGCTTCTTTCATCAATGGAACATGCCCAAAAGTTGAGTTTATATCAGCAATACCTACTACACCATTATTCACATATTTATGAATTTCCTTTATTGGCAAAAAGCATTTTCTGAAACTATACTCAGTCTTGAGGGCAATGTGCATCATAGTTTTATCTTTCCTTCTTTTCTCAAAAACTCAAAGCATTTAACAAGAGCAAGCACATCAGTCTTGGCTCTGTGGGCGCCATCAATCTGCTCCTTTCCAGTAGCAAGCTTGTGTAACTTGGTCAGATTCAACCTCCTGCCTTCGTAGCTCATGCTTCTTTCCACTGTACAGATATGTCTCATAGGCCAAGGAAACTGGATAAGTCTGTCAATCCTAACCAATTCATTAGCCAACATGCTCCTGTCAAAACCAAGATTATGAGCAACCATGGAACTAGCTCCAAGAAACAGGTTAGCAATATCAGCATAAACATCAGCAAAACTTGGAGCATCTTTAAGCATATCATTGCTAATTTTTGTAATCTTTGTGATTTCATCTGAAATCGGAATTGGGGGTTTAATAAATGATGAATATTCATCTACAAGCTCCATGTCATCAGTGAACTTCATAGCGCATATCTCAATGATATACGGTTGTTTGCTTACATCATTTGCAGCAGGAGCAAGAAGCCCTGTTGTTTCTGTATCATATATTACAATCATGTTTTCACCAGTTGGACAAACAAACAGAGATTTCTCTCAACAATGCCAAAGATAAAGTTTGCATTAATCTCAAACTTCCATGCTCTAGCTCCCTTTCCATACCACAGGCCTTGTCTCAACAACGCCGGAAATGTCTCTTCAGAAAATGCGTGCACATGAGTTAAGTCTTGCGCCTGCAAATTAGATGAGTAGTATGGAACAACTATGTTAACAATACCACCTTTACACAGAACACGCTCAAAATCTTCAAGCACTTTGATTGGCTCTTTAACATGCTCCAAGAAGTGATAGGCATGTATCAGAGATACTGATGCATTTGGATATGGAAGACGCCCATTATCAGCATCATATTCTGGGTAATCAACACTTATACAATCATCAATCTTTGTGTTTCCTGCTCCAATATTAAGTTGCAGCATACCTGGGCCATGCTCAAGCAATTCGTTTACGTTACGTTTAAGTCCAAGTTTAACCATATCTTGTATGCTAAAGGCCACTGTTATCCTCCTTGACACTGTCCAAGATGTTTCTTATATTTATCCATTTTTGTTGCTTGTTCAACATCAAGTTCTTTAAGCATCATTGCATAAACACTGATATCATCAAGACTATCTTCATGACCGCCTTCACAAAAGTTAGCAGCATAACGACACATTTTTGACACCATAGTCTGAAAAATTGCATAACGATTATGATCAGTAGTGGATCGAAGGCGCATTTCTAATGGGAATAATTCTTTCATTACTCCGCCTTGCTGCTTGTATGTGTCACCATACAGCTCGTTTCTTTGGCGATATAATTCTGCTTTGTTATTTAATTCAGTAGGAACGAAATCACTCATATGACCTCCAGAAATGACTGTACCCACCGAAGTGGGCACAGCACTAACTCAACAAATGTTACTTGGAAGCAACATCATTAACCAGCTGGCGAATTGCCTGATAATGACTGAACTGACGAACATCATTTTCAGAAGCACCATTAGCAGTGTCCAGACTGAAAGCATCAGCTTCAGCTTCGGTCATCGCAGGATTTGCACGCAGAGCTGCGTAGAACTTGAATCGGAAGCCAGACTGACGAGTACCTTCACTCTTGGCTTTCTTAGGCAATTCAACGCCGTTCGCTTTTGCATAGCTACGCAGCATAGCACCAGCAGAACGCTCAGTAGAACCTTTCACTTGTTCCAGGATTTCAGATACGCAGGAAGCAAATACTTCTTCGTCAACCAACAATCCAGCATCACCAACAATGCCCGCTACAGCAGCATCACGATCAGCCTTGCTAATAGCCAAGCCAGCATCAATCATGAACTTGTTGTACAAACGAGTCACATTTTTGAAAGTGGCACCACCAGCAATCATGGCCAGTTTAATATCATCTTCAGAACGGCCAGCTTGCAGCGCGTCTTCAAAACAACCTTGAATTGCAATTTCTTGCTCATTCAATTCATCTGCTTCCATCATTTGTTCATCAGTCATAAAATGCTCCAAAAATTAAAGTTTAATTTCAGCCGTTAGGATTATCCCTCGACTGTCACACATTATATCGTATAAAAAAAGAAAGTCTATAAGGGGAAATACCTAGTCCCTAAAATAGCTTTCCTCAACGACACCATAACCTCCTTTCTTCACAACCCTAATCTTAATTGCAGATTTAAGATTGTCTTTCTGTTCCATGAATTCATCAACAGTATGACACTTTGATCCTCCACGGAACTTTATCCAGTGATCAGCTTTAGTTTTTGCATAACCAGTATGCTCAATACAAAGCCACTCACTGAATGTCTTGGAGCCACACAAGTATGTAACTTTAACAAGTGATGGATTCCCAATTTTTCTTACAATAGAATAGTGCACAGATTGCACATTATAAAATGCTTCATTTTTTTCACCAAGATCAATAATTTTATTATCATCCGGCGTTGCTGTGATTAGTGTCTTGAATACAAAAGCATGAGCACACTCTGGGCAAGTCCTTACACTAGGATATACCATGAGTGAGCACACTGGACACTCTTTCATTGCAGGCTCGCCGCCTTTTGCTCCTTTGCCTTTCTCTTTTATTGTTATATTATTGACTGGGCCAAGGCGACTAACATTACCAGCAAAGTCAAGAATAAGGCAATCAGCTTTGCCCTCAGCAATTCTGAGTCCCCTTCCGACAGTTTGAACATGGAGAACTGGCGATTGTGTTGGCCTAAGTAGTGCAATAAGATCAATAGAAGGATCATCAAATCCAGTAGTGAGCACATTAACATTAACAATTGCCCTATACTTCCCTGCCTTATATTCATGAATGACTCTCTCACGATTGTCTCCCATCTTAGAATGTACTACATTTGCAGCAACGCCACGCCGGAGAAGTGCCTCAGTTATGTGCTCAGCATGGCTTATATCTATTGCAAATATCAACCACTTCTTCCTGTCTGCGCCTCTCTTTATAAGCTCATCAACTGCTTTAATTGTTATTGCAGATTTATCAAATTTCTTTGACATATCTTTTTCAGAAAAGTCACCAGCTAATATCTTCAAGTCATCAGTATCAAGTTTAACTTCTGTTCCTTTCATCGTCAATTTGCAAAGATAGCCATCTTCAACTAGCTTAACAAATTCATGCGCTGAAGTGAGATCATAAGCAAGCTCAGTAAACTGTTTGCCTTGTCCATATATCAGACCATCACCGAGCCGGAAAGGTGTTGCAGTAAATCCTATGCGCTGAGCTTTCACCTTCTCAAAAAATGATGCATACATCGTGCCTTCATTTTTAGATATTGCATGTGCTTCATCAATTATTATATGTGTATAGCTTACAAATTGTTCAGCTAGCCTATGTACTGATTGAATTCCACCAACCATAATATCAGACATCCTGCGAATGCCAATACCAGCTGAGAACATTCCAATAGGTCGATCAAGATACTTCTCCATTGTTACATGATCTTGAACAAGAATCTCTTGAGTGTGAGACAAGACAATTATTTTTGCATCTGGATTGAACTCTTTGATTGCGCGACACAGGTCTGCAATCATTATTGATTTGCCTCCGCCTGTTGGCACAGCAACGCAAGGATGCCTGTGTGGATATTTCAGATATGCAACTACTTTAGCTGTTCCTGTAGCTTGATAATCACGCAGTTTCATTAAACATTTTCCCATACATGTGATTATCACATCCTGCTTTCTGCTCTTCAAGTGATAATGGAACATCACCTATTTCTGTTCTTCCATAAGTACATGCCCACTTATTGCCATTGCTAGGCTCAACCCAATGGCAGGTTCTGCAATTTTGTGAAGGAGCAGCTCTACCAAAGCAAACTCTTAAGTGATCACAGAATTTGCATTCAAACCAGCTTTCGGTGCTATTTCCAATTCTAGGAAGCAATATATCTGATGCAATTACATCAACAGATTTTGATTTAAGTTTCTCAAAATGCTTAGGATCAAATACAACTTCCTCAAAATATAGATCAGAATCATTCTTGTTGCATGCTGCATAAAGCCCACGCTCAAATCCACCATACCCCATGTACATTGTCATCTGATCATAATGGGCTGGCTTAGATTTCTTTACACCAGATTTCTGTAACAACTTGAAGCTCTTGTCATTGTGGGTTTTTACTTCTAACAGATATTTAATGTCATTAAACATGAATTCACCATCTGAATGGCCGAACCACATTTCATTCTCATCTACATATGAGGATTGGCTGTCATATACATGGATTCCAGAATCTTTTAGAATCTCAAAAAGAACAGTCTCAAATGCATGGCCTACATTAAAAAGGCGCATTATACGCATATTAAGCTGGCCTTCACCTGAGGCCATGTACATATTATACTGCAATTTTCTAGCACATGGATCACCGATTGATGACATGCCATTGTATCCACGATCATGGTTGATAACCAAGCCGGAAGTTTCCATTGTTAGCTTTTCAACTATATTCATGCATACCTCTTGAATTAAGCCATCCTTGGCTCTCTGAATCCAGTATTACTCTGCAGCTTTGTAATTTTTGATCACATCTTTTGCAGGATAGTTTGATGAAGCAGCTTGAGTCTTAACCATGATCTGAATATCTTGATCGTGCAATTCAGTCGTGTCTTCAAACTCTTCAATGCCAAGAGCATCGCAGATTTTCTTGAGAGCTTGCTCGGCAATCTTCACCGTGGTTGGATTTTTGTTGATTATGTTTAAGTTCTCAAACACCATACGTTTAGCGTGATCACCTTCAACAATTTTGAAGTGAAGAGAAATATACTTGCCGTCTTTAGCAGCAGTATCTTTAACTTCAGACTTTACAATCTGAGCCGTATACCAGCCTTCAGGCAGAGTGCTTGACTCATCTTCTACATTGCTTGTGTTGAACACTTTTGGTAGCATAGCCATATTTAAGTTCCTCGGATTTTGTTGATGATTAAAGTTAAGTTTGGTTGCTCTTCCTTTTCAAGAGAGCCACTACGGTCTTTGCAAAAACGTGATCTATCAGCCGCAGTCTGTAGATAACGTGTTCCATCTTTCTTTAATTGCATACAAAATACTTCATCAAACATGTATGGAAGATTATCTCCAATCATTTTGCCAGGACACATTGGTATGTACAGCAGAGTGCCGGAAGATTCATCTTCAATTGACTTCATCTTAAAGTTAAATATCACATTGACATCAGGCAAGTCTCTGAACTTACGAATCATATCAAGCATGAATTCACCTAATTGTAAATATGCTTGACGTGGTTCTTTGAGACCAACTTTCATCTTAATCAATAGCGTCTCAGCAATCTCTGAAGCAGAGTCAATACATACTGTTTCATATGTACACTCTGGAGAGGCAACAAACTTATATGCATCTTCAAAGTCTTTCTGAGTCTTGATCTCAATATAGTCAATGTTCTCTGTTCTCAATGAGAGCAGGCCGGATTCTGCTGAAATTATAAGAGGTTTAGGTGCAGTTGCACATAGGCGTGTCTTGCCTATGCCAGCTCCACCATATACAACCATCTTAATGCCGCGATTTACAACATGCACATCTGATGTTTTCTTTATGACAATAGCCATCAGTCTTTCACCTTCAGCGTTGGAGCAGCTTCAGTTACTGTTACCATACTATTGAGCAGCTCAGAATTGATTTCTTTGAACTTGGTGTTATTCAATGAGTACTTGATGTTGATACAATCAAGCTCATCATTGTTCATCTTGCTGGCATTCTGTACATACATCTCTTCATCCAGCTTATAGTTCAAGCTGAAAGTTGCCTTGAGATCAAAGCCTTGTACAGTAAAGGACTTGGTGCCATGCCCTTTCTCAACTTCCTGAAGTGCAGCACAGATTTCTTTGCGCAGCTCCATTTCTTCTTCCTTCACTGCTTTCAAAGTTGCTTGCGCATCTATCCAGCGTTGAATTGTTTCTTCTTCAATTAGATCATTGAGGTCAATCATGTTATGCTCCTAGATCATTAATGAGTTTGTAGTACCAGTCTATTGCTCCTTGTCTTGCATCATTGTAGGAAGTCCCTTCACCTACAAACTTTCTGCCCTTAAAGATGCATTCACACACCCATATATTGCTTACATAATCATAAAATACGTGCATGAACTATCCTCTTGGCCAGTAAGTATATCGAATTATTCAAGGCTTGTCTATACGTACTTATACCTAGTCTGGCACACGAGAATTGACTTTGATAATTGGGCCAGCTTCATAGATTCTAATATGGCAGCTTCCATTATCAACGATAGCACCACGGTATATCTGGAGCTGATCTATCTGGCTATCATCTTCCCACACTCCGGCTTTGGTCAGCGCATCCAATAATGCCTTCATATGGTTATCAAGATCACGCTTGCGCTTATCAGGAGGAAATAGAACAACTTCCATCATGATTCTGAAGTCTGCACCAAGTGCTAGATCAGGCGCCTGCTGTATTATAGCAGCTTGCAAATCCTCTCTAAAGTTTTTGCCCTTAGGTGATATGTGCACATGCGTCTTGGTCTTAATATAATAACTGTTGACTGTTGGTGGCCATGGCAGGATTAGCTCAATCATAGTGTTTCAAACTCCTTCAAGAATTTAATGCAATTTACTTTTCTACATGAATCAGATGATAATACAAGATGAGGCTTTGAGCAGTATCTATTTGCAACAAGATACTCAAGCAGCTTCTGTGCTCCATCACGTGATCCTCCTCTCCTATCACCAAGTTGCTTAACTGCTTTTATGTTCAACACAATTTCTTTGAATGTTGACACAGGTATGCAACCTTGTCTAGCAAATGATGGTGGTACAGCACGCTTTCCTTTCTCTCCACCAGCAAGTGCTCTATTCAAATTTATCTTTGCTCTTTTGGCTACATCATGAATGTCACCTTCAATATATTCTTGTTTGAAGAATCTGTCTATAGATGCATACTCAGCTTCAACAATATCATTTGCCCACATTAACTCACGATTGTGTATGATGCTATCACCTGCCTCATTATTGAACACAGCAGCTATTGCAGCATACTTCAGGGTGCGAAGTGTATTTCTTGTTGCCATGAGCATCTTGGTATCACGCTCTTCATTCATAACTTTTCGCCAGCGTGTATTTATGTCTTCAATCAAAGCCTTGTCTTCAATCTCCATATCTATTACATCAGGAGTTGGCTTTGCTTGCTCACGAGCACACACATTGGCTAATATTGAAAGTTTATCAAATACATCATCTGGTATAGTTGGTTTTATAAAGTGAAAGTTTGTATCAGGAATGAAGTCTGTCTCTCTGTAAATACCAACACGAGGCAACTCGCCGGAAGTCATTGCCTTTTCACTACTGAAGATGGTCATGAAAGACTCAGCTGTTGACTCCATAACAAAGGACATAGCTGCAGAATTCAGAGCCTGAATGCTGCCATCTTTAGATGAATAGCCTTCTCCACCCATTACCTCATTACGGCCAGATGCAGAGTATAGACCAAGTTGATATCGAGTACACCCTGCTCCGTCACCTGCATCAGATGACTTTATTAAACCACACTCAGTCTGCACAGATACACAAGATCGTGAATCTTTAAGCGCATTATACATAGCAACTGGGCCGGTGAATCTAGCAGGAGCTAAGAATGATGAGCTGCTACCATTCTCATTCAGAGCATAAAGCGTTTGAGTTATGAACTTTCGGATGCTATCCTTGCCCCTCCCTGTCCTAGCAATAACCAATAGCTCTACATTGAGACCAGTGCCAGATACATTGAATTTCCTTCCACATATACCAGCTAACAATCCTATTGTAGAAGCAAAGGCAAATACTTCAGATGGAAGATGCTGGAAGGCAAGAGCTGTATCAAATAGTTTTCCAAGCAGTGCAGGAGGCCGCACAATCTGAGTCATGGCTTCAGATATTTGTATATCCTCTAGCACAACAGGTGAGTAGACTTCATCTTCATCAGAATCTGATTTGTCTTTCCGGCTGATGGCTCCATCTACTAGCCCAGGAATTGCATCATATCTTTCCTTCCATCTTGCATCCTGAGTCTTGGCTGACATCATCACTGCTTGTAGATTTGCTATGCAGGCTGTTCTCTTGATGCCATCTGATATCATCTGGAAAGATAGTAGCATCAATGGCTCATGATATGTTTCTGAGTTGCGTATCTTTGCATACATATCATTGAGATTCCAGTTGCCTTCCTCAGCAATAACCTTTATCTCTTTGACTTCTTCAGTGGTCATCTGCCTATCTCGCCGGAAGATGCCTCCATCTATGTATTTGGCAAAATAGAACAGTCCATCATCAGGATCATCACGAGTAGGATAGAACCATGGTTGAGACCATGTATTCATCTCTTTTACATACAACAGTGGGAAATCATTTATGTGAAGAAAGCCAACTACATTAGCAGCTATTTGTTTAAGTTCAGGTTTTGTGTGCTCACTAATCTCAAGGACACATCTGAACTTATTCTTTTCAGCTGAGTGAGAGTGAGTGGTATAAATGAAGTGGTTAATCTTGTTTTCAGTGAGGATAGAGTGTAGCAATCGAGGATCAGGTGCACCAGATGCAGGCGCGCCCTTTGTACCATCACCATCAATAATAAAGATATTAGATTTGGCTAAGTTTACATCAACTCTATAGATTGGATCAAGACTTCCACGGACAAAATATCTTTCATGCTTGCCTCCCTTTGCAGGAGTAGAAAAGTGATCAGCGAGTTCAGAAAAAGTTTCAAAGTTTAAGTTGCGTCCATTGCGTACATTCATTTGGTTGCCGCTGAATCTACAGATACTATACATCAATTTCTCCGTTCGTGAGATTACAGATTTCTTTGTTATAAGCCTAAATATAAAGCGTTTTCAGCCCTTATTATAATACCCTATACATAGGTATAGGGTGCTATGATAAACGCTCTTGTGAGTCTATTCAAAACGGCTGACAAGCATATCCTATCGCCCGCCCGCCGTATATAGGGATATACCGAAGCACAGATTGCAACAACTATTAGTCAGAGTGCATAGAGCAAAATATGACAAGAGATAGTCACAAACAATGCAGCTGGACAAAACAATATAGCAAAAAAGTGTAATATCCAGAACATTATTGCGCTCCCTCTCTTTTTTGAGCCAATTTTTCAAGCTCTTCCATTACATCAACATGATCTTTTTCTCCATGCACCACCATATCTGCTAAGATTGATGCTGTAATATGCTTAACCATTTCAGATGGAGCGTGTGGTAATGTGTCCAACAAGAACTTGCTTGTTTTTGTGAACTTGTCTCTTATTCTCACATATTTTTCTGCAAGTTCCATTACGGTTCCTGGCATCTCAGATAGCATATGATCAGACATATCACGAAACTTGGCAACGCACAATCTTTGTCTTTCTTCTTCAGTTAATTTAGTCATCATTACTCTCCTGATTGTTTTCAATTGAATCAAAATCGTCACACCAGCATTCAGCAATAATGTTGCCGCATTCTTCACATTGTTCAGATTCAGTGAAGCCTGAGAGAAAGAACTCACGCTCAGTGGGGGTCAGATTGGATGCGGCATTTTCAGATGGAGCGTGTGGTAATGTGTCCAACAAGAACTTGCTTGTTTTTGTGAACTTGTCTCTTATTCTCACATATTTTTCTGCAAGTTCCATTACGGTTCCTGGCATCTCAGATAGCATATGATCAGACATATCACGAAACTTGGCAACGCACAATCTTTGTCTTTCTTCTTCAGTTAATTTAGTCATCATTACTCTCCTGATTGTTTTCAATTGAATCAAAATCGTCACACCAGCATTCAGCAATAATGTTGCCGCATTCTTCACATTCATCAATTGCTAGTGATTCTTCACAACTATCGCAACCAGGATGGTCAGGATCTCTGCAGTCAGGGTGGGCGTCAAGAGCTGTTTGCCGTCTTTTTGCATGTCGATCCATTTGGCGCAGCTCATATTGTTCATCTTCATCATAATGATTCATGGCGCAAAGATTCCTTCTTGTTCAGATTCAGTGAAGCCTGAGAGAAAGAACTCACGCTCAGTGGGGGTCAGATTGGATGCGGCATTCTGGATGAAGCTCCCTTGTGCCCAGTGTGTAAGCTGGACAGGAGTCACTCGGGCAAAAGGGATGGTGTAATCCCATTCACCAGATACTGGTGATCTAAAGGTCAAAACAACAGTCTTATCTTCAGGCTCAACCAGGTATTTGACCAGGCCTTTGTAATTAACATCAATTGTATTGCTCATAATTAGTGTGCCTCAGGTGGGATTATGATTGGGGATGGTGGTTTGATATCAAGGTGAGCATGTGCCAATTGCTCATTTTCATGGAGGCAGCGTAGCAATGTGTTGATATACACAAAGCATGCAGTCACAACCGCCGGAGGATTATCAGAAGCTTGGGCTACCATGTTGACATAGGCCATTGCCTCATTGAGGTCTTCTCGATGACTGAATAAAGAGCAGTACCCGAATTGCTTCAGGTACTGTTCCAGCTCAGCATCCTTCTGGGCGTTGTGTACACTCATCCGTGGTTCCTCATCTTTCATGATGTGTTACCTCTAAGTTGATTTAAGTTTATGCTTCGGGGTTAAACAAAGGGTGCCCTTCAAAAAGAGCATCTTCTGAATCTTGTTGTGAATCTCGTTGCTCATCTGGCTCAGGCTGTAGGTGCTGGAGCTGTAGGAGCTCAGTAAGGCGTGCTTTAGGCACCTCAATAGCCATTTCCATGCGCTTGTAGGATTCATTACGAATGCCATTGATTGCTCTGTTACAGGTATCAATCTCATCCTCTAGGGAATAGCGGAATGGGATTGTAAGAGGGAAGCACTGGGACATGAACACATAGCCTGCTCCATATACATAGAACTTGCCGCATTGGGACATTGATTTGTCTTCCTTATTGATACCATCTGTATATTGCTCCACTTTTGTGATGCCTGGAGTTGCCCAGCGTGATGTTACAGACTTAACTATGGCAAAGTATTCGGTGATTGGTGTTGTGTAGTCTTCACTCATTTTGTGTTTTCCTTCAGTAGTTTACGGATTTCAGAGTGGCGGTTGCCCCTCCAGTGGGTGATGTTGTTCAAGATATATAGTATCTGTATTTTCTTGGCTTCCTTTAGCTCCTCATCTTTGTATTCATGGTGAAGGTTGAAGTATGCCTCAGCATATGCTTTGGCATACCCGTTTGTTTTGGGGTCACGTGCAATGTCACGGATGGCCGCACATAGTGCTATGTTTTCATGCATCCCCTTGGTTAGCTGCACAACTCCGTTGGCAAACAGAATTACTTTCTCGCCAATAGAAGGCAGGTGGTCATCAACACTAATCCAGCCGTATAACAATTCGCTCATGGTTCACTCTCTCCCGTTGGTCGTTCGTTGGACTCGCTATGCTCGCCCCCATAGCTCAGTCGTTAGATACCAATTCGCTTCTTGGCAATCTCAAAATACTCGGCATCCTTTTCAATACCAATAAACTTACGGTTAAGGTTTTTACAAGCTACACCAGTTGTACCCGAGCCCATGAAACTATCCAACACAACATCTCCTTCGTTGCTCCAAGATAGAATGTGGTCTTCTGCTAATTTTTCAGGAAAAGGTGCTGGGTGTCCTCCGCTTTGTCTTTGTGGTGATTGCTCCCATATATTAAATCTTTGTCCGTATTCGTTTATAGTCATTACTTTTGACATTGGTTT